ATAACCAGAGAATCCTCAATCATTCTAAGTTGATTGAGTGCCTTGATTGCTTTGTGGAGATATGAAAGAACTGTATTTTTATTTCTATCTACCAGACCAGAAGTGCAATATGTTACTGCATCTTTTGCAATTTTAATTGCCTTCCCTCTTCCACCAAGACTTCCTGTTGGATAATTTGGTGATGGTGTATATTGGAAAAACTCTTCAAATTCTGGACCATTTTGATATTCTAAAGGATTTCTATTGTTCCCACTAACTCTAACGGCACCAGTATCATACTTACCATTAGGGTCTTTTTTCTCTTGACGAATATACTTCATCTTGAGAGGATCAATATACCTCAGTTCTTTGATACCTTCTTGAGGTGCTTTTAAGTCAATAACTTTCAGATAGTAAAGTCTACCATCAACATACCAGTTGCGGAAAATTTCGTGAGACTTTCTATCAAAATCTAAAATTTCTTTGAGATATTTGAATTCTTCTCTAATCTTTTTCTTAAGTCCTTCGCTAGCGTTTAAATTTGACAACTCAATCTCTACAGGAGAGTCATACAAATCGCTAACAATTGCTTCGTTAACTACATCTTCAATCGCACCATCCGCTTCAGGATGTAGCGACATTTCTCTATATCGTCTTATTAAATCATGCTCTGTTTTATAAACACCTTCAATATCAACATATTGACCATAAAATCCACTACTGATATAATTATCAACCCCGTCCTGATTAGTTTCAGGAACGGGGGAGACAACTGAAGGTGATTTATTTTGTTTGTCGTCAATTGAAAAACCAAAAAGTTTGGCCATAATAATTTCTGGTGGTCTCGTTATTTAACTATTTAGTTAATATCTTCACCGCCAGCATTTGTACCAGTGCCCTTAGTAGCTTCCCACCACTGAACTTGAAGTTCAACGGTGAATTCTTGGATGCCCTGAGCATCATAACCAAGTTCAATTGGCGAGACCTGAGTTGGGAATACATCGTAGAAACGATATGTTCTCAGAACAGAACCATCGCGGTCAAGTTGCATGACATATGCATCTGCCTGATAAGTTGCTGGATCAACCAAACCAGTGTTATCAGATACTCTGTTGATTGTATTCATCCAACGCTCAAAGGCGGAACGAATAGCAAAGTCAGTATCGTTGATAACGGTAACAGTCCAGGAATCGAAGGTTCTATCACCTGCGATTTTCAGAACACGACCTCTGAAAGGAACTTCAATTTGCTGGATATTGGATGCTGGCATGTTAGCACCCTTAACCAGAAATCTTGATTTCTCAAGAGTATCAGAGTCTGGTTGTGAAGTGTCTGGGAAGTTCAGAACGACTTCAAAGAGATTGGCGCGAGCGCCACCACCCGTTAATTTACTCTTGAAGTCAGTAATCTTCCTTAGTGGGGGTGGATTGATTTGCTTGTAAGTAGCCATTAGTTTTGACCTTTAGAAGAAAAATTAAACTGAACCGATAACTTCTTCAAACGCGACTCCAGTTCTTGTAGCAACAAAGGTAAGACCGATGAAGTTGATAGAACGTGCAGGTTTGATGAAGATGTCAGCAACAAATTCATTGGCATCAATGACTGCTGCTGTGTTGTTTGTCTCATCACAAACAACTACGAAGTCCTGGATACCTCTCTTAGATTGAACATCGCGGAGGAATGGTTCTACGATGTTAACGAAGTTGGTTCTAGTGATTTCGTCGTTGAACTCAAAGAGGAAGTCCTTAGCAGCAGCGGAGATTGCGTCTTCAAGATAGATGAACAAACGGCGAACGTTGATTCTATCAAACGCGGAAGACTTACCAAATCCAGTCTTGTCACCGAAGAGGATGATGCCCGCTCCAGGTGAAAGAATAACTGGGTTAATTCTGCTGGAGTACAGAAGGTCTCTCTGCTTCTTACCAGGATTGTATGCAAGTTTGACTGCATTCAGAATAGCACCTCTAGAAGTTCCAGCAGGTGAGAACCATGGGAACTGTTCAATATCAGTTCTGGCACAAGTACCAGCGATATCTCCATTCAGAGGAACATAACGGAAGGTGTCATTGAAGCGGTCATACATGTACTTATAACCACTATCAAAGATTCCATATGTTGTTGAAGTTGCGGAAGAGTAGAAACTCAAGACATTGTTAGTGATTGTGTCAATGTCATTAACTGTTACAGTTCCGACGGTATTGTCGCTAATGAATGCACCTCTATATGGAGAGATGAATGCAACAGCATCTTTTCTTGCTTCAGCAACTGCGATACACTTATTAGCAAGTGCTTGCGCTTGTTCCTTACTGTAGTTTGCAGAACCCATGAGTATGAAGTCTACTTCATACTCTTCAGTATTCTCAAACTTGGTCAGACCAGAAACAATATCGTCAAGACCTGATGTTAACGAACCCTCAGTTGTATAATCTGAGGTATCGCCACCAGCAGTAGCAGCATAGTTTGTGCCACCTGCAAGTGTTCCAGTGAATGCACCACAACCAGCAAAGTTTACATTCTTTGCATCTTGATCCCACGCAGTATCAGCATCCAACTCGTAAGTAAGTGGAGAATTGCCGAATGCAATTGATACTGCGCCAGTAGGTTGAGAACCACCGAAGATATATTCGGAGTTGGTGTAAAGATACTTTCTCCAGTAAGATGGGGAACCAACAGAATATGTTGCGTCTTTTGCTTTAGAAAGACTTAAGTGCTTCTCAAGAATTGTACCAGCGTTTCCACTGATTGTTCCTTTGTCATCAATGACAACAACATGAACTTCGTCAAATCTACTACCTCTTGCAGCAGCATAATCTGAAGTACCTGGTCTATCTGCTAACTGATCCCATTCAAGTGAACCAACACTTAATGAAATAGATTGATTTTCAAACCAGTCTTTTTCAGCAGTGTATGCAGCACTACCAAGTTCTGTATTGTTAGTATTATCAGTGATGGTTACAGTTCCACTTTCTGGGAATGCATAAACACCATTTTGTTGATAATCTACAGCAGTGAAAGTATTTGCTGTGGAAACATGACCAACCAACTTAACGCTGATTTGACTTTCTCCAATTTCACTAATAATGCCTCGGAAAGTACCAGTCAGAACTGAAGTAGAACCAGAACCAGCAAGAACTGTGTTTGCAGGAACATCAACTTTAACACCATGTCCAACAGTAAGTCCTATTCCAGAAGTTCCTCTAGAACCAAACTCAAATGTCTGAGTGCTTGATACTGTATTGAGCGAGGTATTATTTAAAGTGATTGTTCCAATACCAATAGAAGCAACAGAAGATGCTGCAGCAACAACACCATCAATTGCTTTAACTGCATCATTAACGTTAATACCAGTGGTATTAATACCTGTGATGTCAGTTGAGGTTGGGGCAAGTGTACCACCTGCAGACCTTGCAGTAGTAAAGGTTGCCTGTGTTGTAGTGCTGATACCAGTCAGAATTTGATCTGCCTTACTATCAATAATTGCTACCTTAATGTCATTTGCCCAAGAACCAGGATTTCTTGCAGCAACAGTTACATTAGTAATTGTATTCTCGTCATAACCGAGTTGTTCATAATGCTCTGTGCTCTTGATTCTTACGCTATTAGCAGCACCAACATAAGCGTTCTTAAGTCCTGCTCCTGTTGATACGTTATAATCGTCTGCTCTTGAAACAAGCATCACACCACCATAAGCGAGGTAGGATGAGGCTACCATCCAATGCTCATAGTGCTTGTCGGTTGAGTAAGGTCTGCCGAAAGTGTTTAAGAGATCATCCTCAGATTCGATCAATTGAGGAAGGTCAACAGGTCCCTTGGTGAAAGGAGCAACAAGCGCCCCAATCGAACCAGAGACTGGATCGACTCTTCCAATAGTTAAGTCAACTTCTCTTACTACAATTCCAGGAGATGCTAAATTTAGAGGCATCTTTTTGGTCTCCTTGGTCCAGAATTATCTGAAATTATTTATTAAAAGGGGTATTTTGAATGGGGAATCCTGACGTGAAATCTACCAATCAGGATATTCCCACATATTACTGCTTTTCTTTACTCTCTTCTTAGTACACTCCTTACACTCATAAGAATATGAAGATGCTACTGGACCTCTATCTTTTCTAGTTCTATAAAATCCATCTACAAGATTTTTAGTTACACCACATTTCTTACACTCTCTTTCATAGAGTAACAGATGACCTAGTTGTAGTTGGTCATCTAAGTCCATTAATAATACTCCCACATATATGCTCTATCACCATATTCATCAGTATGCCATCTATCACCATTATTATCAGTAAATGATGTCATGTCGTTTATTCCATCATCTAAGAATCCAAATGGTGCCATATCTTGCTCAATTTGATTCTTCTGCTCTTCATAAATTCTTTTACGAATATCATTGTCTGTCATTTCTTTGAAGTAGTCTTGTGCTACCAACCAAGCGAAGATAACAAGACACATTGCTAAGTCATCATTACATCCTTCTTCCGCTTCAAATGAATTATGTCTTTGAGCAAATGTAGTCAACTCGGCAATAATTTCGTAATCAAGGGTAAGTAATTTAAAATCTTCAATCAAGGTTTTCAGATTGGAGCAACCAAGTTTCTTGACTTGTGCCGTTGTTCTAACTCCCATCTGCGATTTCTTACCAGAAAAACCGTGCCCGACAACTTGTCCAGCACGACCTCTCATTGCCGCCATGAGCATATTTTCATACTCAAGATCATAATGTAAAATATTTGCTACCTGTTCTCCAATATCATTTACTTCTACCAACACCCAAGCATCATTGTAGTTTTTTGCTGTTTGCTGAATAATATTTGGGAACAACATTGGTTTAATTTCATTG